ATTACCCAAGATGCGCGTTCTATAATTCCAGCATTTTTCCATTCGTGTTTTAATCGAGAGAATGAATTCATGGAGCGTCTATTCGACTCCATAAAATATAAGTCCTTTTCCGAAATAAACATAAGTTTGTTATTTATACTGTTGCACCTCTCTTAGTAACACGCCTTTAGGGAGTTAATCGCGGTTGCCACCACGATTGCACCACCATACTTGCGCCAACCAAGGAATCAACAGAACCTTCTGTACCTCCAATAATATATAGGGTGTTGATCCTATTTATAACTTGTGGTCAAGTCATTATGCTTCAAAACCTCAATACCATTACATCACCAGATTTGAATTTTATCGACAATTCTTTGATGTTGTCTCCGTCTAGTTGATAGATCTCGGTCATTGCTTGCTTGTTGATCCTAGATAATGCCAGCCTTCGCTCTATTTCTTCTGCCATCTCGATCACCTATCTGTCCAAATATGATCTCTGCATTGATTATAGCCTTCATGTTAGTAATCGCTCCACGATCCGACACAACCATACCGGGAGGCAGTGCAACCTTGCTAAGCAATAGATCAATGCAGAAAAACAAAATAAAATACCTATTATCAAAATACAGACAATCGGAAACCCCATTATTATGATGAACATTACATCTTCGATACTCATTAATATCCGACCTGTTCCTCAGCAAGTGGTCCAGAAACATCAGTTTTATACCCGTGCATTTTATTAAAATTATTTATGCAAATCCAACAACATGGGTCCGTCGCCGGACGCATATGATCTCCACATTGAATGTAGCCAACTGGCTCTTTTTTCGGAGAATCCATTTATTCCTCCGTTTCGTCCAATTTCGGTAATTGGTATATAATACGATCTGATATGTCATTCAATGCCACACGAAGCATATCGCGATCTCCGGTTTCTTGACACCTCCCTATCCAGTAAAGGCCAATACCACACTCTCTAACAATGCATTCTAATTGCATCCTCAATTTTTCCACTTCTAACATCAAAATCATCTCTTTATGAAAATCTGAATAATCCGACCTTGGAATTACTGTTGGTATTACTATGGTTACTTGATTTTTCCGCAACATCAAAATTAAATAAGCTGTTTTCGATCATCTTCTTTTTTCCGGTTTCGATGTCTATACCGATAGCTTCAAAAATCCTTTGCAATGGTGGCTTGATTTGGCTTTCCATATACCATCGATTATCTATCCTGCCATCAGTCGATCTGATATAATCTGGTGTATCCACATAAGTGCTTATGCTACCATTAGATGCACCCGGAATTGCCATGTACATAACACGATCACCCAAGCCATATGGTGGTTCTCCACGTGCAGCCATTTTTTGGCACACAGTTACATGCGGCTGTGGATTTTTGTAACCATCTAAGTTCCCGACTTTCCGGCTGAGCACAAGCTTCTCCGCCAATTCAGGATTTGTTCGAATATCCTTCAGCATCATGACGTCGTTGAGAACTTTGTTGGTGTACTCCCAGGCATCACGCGTCCTACCTTCACACAAAATCATGTGGAACACTACATCCATTGTCTCACCAACAAGTTTCACCCAGTCTCTTCTGCGCAACTCCAACCCACGATATTTCATATGGTCAACCCAACCATCTTTGCTAGGTTCAAATATCCACATCGCATACCGCTTCTTCTCGAAGATAATCGCACGTTTCGCAAAACACTCAAAATCAATTTCCATTGGCGGCGGTAATATTTCCAACATAGCATCATGAATGATTTTAGCTACCTTCAGAGCATCGTCTGGGTTATCAACCGAATTCAGCTTAATGAACACACTATCAGTGTCGCCACCCACCACCTTACAATCCACTAACTTTTCGGCAGTTTCTTTTGTTAGCGCGATAGAACGCCGCCCAACAGCCGTAACAGAATTCGCCAATCTTGGATCATACAGCCTACCCATCAATGCTCCCGTATACCCATAAAACGAATTCAACAATATCTTCACAGCATATTGCTGGTTGTCGTAGAACATCCTATCAGCCGGATTTGTCGCCTTCTTCATTAGTGACTTTAGTTCTACGCGTTTATTATATAACTTTGTTAATATACGGGGCATTATGCCTTCATACACACTATGATCCGTATAACAAACATCATTGGGAGCTACTATCTTCTTTACATTCATTTTGTCATCGTTGATGATGGATGACCAGCAAATGTTGTATGCTCGAATCGCAGACGGATATAGACTCTTATAGTCCATGACTATTATATTTTCATGTAAGCCTCTGTCTGGCTCGAAAACGGTGGCTCCTTCTACTTTGGCTTCTTTCTTCTTTTTGTCGTTGAGCGGCCACAACCTATTCTCCTTACGGAATTCTCGTAATAGCATGGATTCAATGCGCCTAGACTGCCCACCATTAATTGTCTCGTGAAGCAGCAGTCCGCATTCTTTGCTTATGTTTATGTATCTGTCGATTAACTTGAGTTCTTTGATTATGTCTTGAAGGAGATCAGAATCTCTCCCCGCATATTCAATAAAATCTTGTAAACGATCTGCTGGCCCATTCAGCCATATATCTCTCATTTCACTTGCTTTGATATCCAATTTGGGTCTGTTCAACAATTCTTTAGAAACATTCGCAAGACTATATGACGCCAACGAATAATTAAGCTTGATGGCATCCAAGAGGTCCACGCAAGCTCTGCCCACGATGTTAACTTCTTTTGCAGACCCAAATTGTCTCACAACAAATGGCGTTCCGTCCCTACCGAATCTGTTACCCATCCTCAACATTTCTAACCGTTTTTCGATATACGGAAAATCAAAATTATATTCATTGAATCCCATTACAACATCAGGATCATATGATTTGACTATATCCATGAATTCTGATAACAGATTTGCTTCGGATCCAACATACCTAATGTTTTTGGTGTTGGTTCCATCTCTAGCTACCAACACAACAGTTTCTGCATCATTGAAACTAACAGACACAATAATAATCGGATCTCTTGAACTATCCGGCACACCACGTTCTGGAGGAAGCACTTCAATATCGAATCCCATTATTTTGATAGGCGCATCATCTAATCTATCCATCACAGTCTTAACATCATTTTCGTTGGCTTCAACCCACTTCATGCCATACAAATCATAATCAGTAAGGAATCTAGCAGTAGCATAGAGGACATCAGCTTCATACATATCAACAATTTCAGGATGACCGCGCAAAGCATCCCTGATTTTCGGTACATCACTAGGCCTATTCACGTAAACCTGCAGAACTTCGGTTGGCTCTACCTGATAGCCGTTCGGCAAAAACCTATAATCCTCGAATATGTCAGTAACTTCCGGAAATTCCGTCAGAACCTTTTTTACTTCGTCCATATTTTTAGGCTGCACAAAAAAGTATGGCCTAAATCCAGATACTTCATGCTGTATTGCTCGGCCAGCGTCATCTCTACCGTACATCGTGATTATAGGTCCGTTCGGAGAATTATGATACTTGGTACTGATAAGCTGAAACGTTACCAATTTTCGACACCTCAGAATATGGCAATTAAATTACCTATCCCGTCTTGCTTATAATACTTTTGGTTGCTCAATATTTCATAGAATTCTTGTTCATTTAATTCGGGATATCTTGGACATGTTTTCATTGCATTGACTCTTTTTACTATTTCATTGAGAAATATCATTCGTAGTACATTCATTATTTGCGGCGTATCTTCGATGTGTTGCGAGCACAATTCGTCGTACAAGACACAGCGATTTTCGCATTTATCACAGTTTACCGTGCTGATATTCGGACACTTCTGCAACAGATCCTTCACGAACTTATCGAACCTATCAGGATTGATATGCGTTGATTCATCCTCCATTTTATCACCCGCCTACATTTCCATTGTTTCAATGGAATTTATTACATCTGCAGAAACAACCTCATAATCTTCTGGTTTCAATGATGTCTTCGCGATTTCTGCCGCATCCTCAGAACTGATAGCATCTACCAGTACATCTGCTACAATTATACCGATTCCCACTACTTTCACTTTATATGTATTCATTGTATTTGACACCTCCATTACACCCAATCATTCAACGACGACTTTGCTTTGATTGGTTCCGACGAGCCAGCAACAAATCCGTTCAACTTCTGTTTCGCGATATTATATGTGTCACTATCTACTTCAGCACCAACCACTTTTCGCTTCATTGCTTTTCCGACAGCCAGTGTTGTACCTGAACCAGCAAACGGATCAACTATCAGGTCATCTACCTGTGTGAACGTCTCAATTAGATTAGCTACGCCACTAGTTGATTGTTCCCAATTGTGATACATTTTTTCTTCTCGTTCTGACACGATGTAATCGTCTTTACCTCGATTATCCAGCTTCATTACAGGGGGTTTCGCATATACCAAAATCGGTTTCCAGCATACATTGACATCCACACCCCATACATCTTGTTTGGTCCCATTATGGTATAGCGCAAACATCCAGTAGTACACAAGATCACTTTGAGCCAACCGACTGAAAACATGAGGCAAGTTCTTCTGGCCGCTATAAGCCACCAGCCACCCCCCGGGCCGAAGTTTTGCACTCGCAAACTTTCCCAGATCAAGCCAACAGTCAATATACTCGATTGGATATGGTGGATCTGTAATTATAGCGTCAACTGTTCCATCCGGCACGAAATCCAGAACATCCTGAAATCGACCCAAATACAATTCTTGACTCTCCGCCAAAACCTTTCCAAGATTAGCTGCTTCTTTCCGCGCTTCTCGAATCTTGGCTTCATTAGCATGCTCAAGTAGTTTTTTGTATGCCTTTGCTACCGTGACACTACCTTCTGCTACCAATCGAACTTGATTCTTTGCGAACTCATCACCACTTTTTGCAGCATCCCACAAAAATGTCTTGCGATGATACATCCCCTTAGACATATTGCGACACTCGGCAATATGATCTGATGTAGCTGGCTGGCCCATGCGTTCTCGGATCTTTTTCTCCTCGTCAATTTCTAGCATTTCTTGGATATACGTTTTGACCCTAGTTTTGTTGAACGAAATCAGCGCGAGCTCTATATCTTGATCAGATTCAAAATGTACAACATCACACGGTACCTTCTCTAACCCAAGTTCTTTTGCGATCACCCAGCGACGATGACCAGAAACAATGATATTGTCTTCTGTTATTATGATCGGACTCAATATACCTTTCTCTTTAATATCATCCAGCAGAGACTGGTCGATAATTTCCTCACCGTAAATCTTTGCGTTCAGAGGGTGTGGACTCAATGAATTTGTATCTACTAATAACATGAATCGTGTACCTCGTACAATATTCTTATCCAGTCAGATTCTGACAAGATGCATGCGTTTGGTACAAACATTTGCGCCAAATCATTGATAGGCATGATACGGAATACGTTACATCCTGGAGGATACTGAACAAAAAACGCCGGCACTCCCAACATATTCCCAACATTGGTATACGTGTTGTATTGAAAATCACCCAATGAACTTCCCCATTTTTTAGCCTCGACAATCGCAACTGGCACACCCTTACTAGTACTTTCAACAAAATCCATATCCGTAGCATAGATGCGTTCGCCGATAGTTCTGTGCCATCTACTGTAAGCTAAGTCTCTTTCGCCGGTGAATTCTGGTTTTACCATACATTACGCCTCAAAAAAATTTCACAGTCTTACTCTTTCTTGATGCCACGTTCTTCTTGTACTCGGAAGTACTCCTCTGCGTTTATTTGGGCTCTGCCTTTTACTGAGAGGTCCGCCATCCACAAGAAAACACTGACTACGGCAATTCCCAGAGCAATTCCAGGCACAACCACAAACGGCTCCCAAATCAGCACAATTGGATACGTCATCGCGAACACAACAATCGTATATTTCCACACACGAACGATTCCACTACCCGATTGTAGCCACTGATTTACTCTTAGTACGAAACTCATTGATGATTCCTCCATTTTCACAACAAATATTATGGAGGTACCTGTATTTATATGTTTTGGTTTCGCGATATTAGCGCTTCTCGAAACCACGGCAAAAAGTAACCCTTATTCCTGTTGTAAAAATTCCCAAATGACTCATCCAAAATGTATGTCTGTGAATAGTCGTCTGGACTCCTGGTGGTTCGACCACATGCTTGCTGAACGCGACACGCCGTCGTAAACTCGTACCAAAACCACTTATCCAGCCTGTTACGCTCATTCACCCAAGAATCGCTCAAGTTTGGGAATGGTATCTTCGCAATAATGTTCATGGGGTATTCGGGACCGTCTAGCGAAATTCCCTCTTCGTATCGCACAGATAGAAATATACCTTCCGGTTTGGTTTTCCACTCAACAAACGAACCTTCGCGATCATTAGGATCTTGGCACACCACATGTCCACCATGTAAATTTTTATGTATCAATTCCGCTACATAATAACTTCCGCAATGAACCAGAGTATGCTTACAAAACGTGTCATGAAGCTGCTGGATTTTATGTGCCATCTTGGCAGCGACTCTATCTCGATTCTGATAGTTCATCGGACCTACTGGATTATAAAATATAAGACGTCGGTCTTTTGGTATCGGATGCGGTACCACAACTGACCTATGTTTTGTGGTTACCAATTCAGTAGTCGGAGTCCCAGATGCCAACACAACACAATCTAAGTTAGCTACCAAGTCACCGAACGGTACATGCGCATCCAACAACTTGAAGTACGGAACTGGCTTTTTCTCTTTTCGTCTTAAGCTAGGGATCCAGACATCTTGAACATCGCAAGTCAGCACATACGGTACATCTAATTTCAGATATCTTAACGCATTCTCACACGACATTTCCTGTTTTCGAACATGCTCGTATTCCATTTTGAGATGCCGAAGTTTCTTCATTTCTTGCGATGTTGGTCGCCTCTTATTCCCGTCAAAAACGGTTTTCCTGAAATCATCGTATTGTTTGAGAAACCGTCCAGCTTCATCATGTAAACTGTCTCGCAACCCAACCATATATGGCTTCACATCAAATGTAGACAAAAACCTCTGCAAATCTGCGACCTGATCCGCCAAACTCTTCTTATTTGTAATGTCTCTCAGATTTAGATTGAGTTCTATAGTTGCTTTATCAATTAACTGTCCTTCCAATTCGGAACTCTCGTCTATCAACAAATTATCAGTCTTCGTATAAATAGAAGGATCTATGCTGTATCGAGCAAACGTCACTGCTCCAAACCCACTATTCATGAAATTATATTTTGCGTGCCGGTACAAACATTTCTCACATGCAACAAAACCATCTTCCTGAGATGAAAACGGACAATCCTCCGCAGTATAATCCTTTATGGCCGCACATTTATAATTGCGTTTACCTACCAGCTTTGGCAGATCAAACAAATTACCTTCCGTGATCAGCGCTACTTGTGGAGAAGTAAATACCACCCTATTAGCACCGTATTCCTTCTCCAGAACTCTACCAAAAACATAAAGGCATGCCGTCTTTCCAGCAGCAGTTGGTGCATTTAATTCAATGATTTTTTGTCCATCCTCATATAATTCTATCATCTGTTGAATGGCCTTCTCCTGTCCAGCACGAAATGATTTGTGTGGATTATATCTCTGCAGATTAATTGTAGTTACCCCCAAACCTTCACTCGCTGCTAGATGACGTAATCTTGTATTCCCATTTTCCGTCGCATCGTTGCGTCGGACCCCAACATTTATGATCTACACCACCGATTTCTCCGACTAGTCTATCACCGCGAGGCATCAAGTCACATTCCCACCACCCGTACAGCATCTTCTCGGTTTCATTGAGCACCAAATGTTTGCACCCGAAACAAAAATGTTCCATGAATATCACTACATATTGTTATGTGTTTCTCCTATTTATGCTTTTTGCTCGCAGCGAGCAGGCTGTATCCCGCTATGTCATCCCATGCTGATTCTTCTCCCTGATCACCATTAGCTATGCGAAAAAGCTTGTCGATTATTCGAACTATTGCAAGTAGGTTCTTGTATTGGTCGACAGCTACTCCATATGGATATAAGACACGTAAGATCTTGTCAGCATTTCCGAAGCTGTCTCCATATTGGATTTGTTTTTTTTCGACGATTTTTGCTACTCTCTGCGCGGTCCCGAGTATACTACTATCCGAATCTTTGTGCTCTGCCTGTTTTATTGGCTGATTTAGTATGTAGCAGTCTTCAGCATCTTCCACTGCACAATTTTCACAATTCACGAAAGAATGTCCATCGCGCTCACAGCCAACGACCTTACCATTCTGGATCATAGCAACCATATCACATCGCCTCCACCTACACCAAATACACCAACAGCAAATACAACAACATTATTGCCGACATTGCCCTCACTATGGTTTCCTTAGTCATCAAGAATCACTATCGAGATTCTGTTTTCTGCGTTAGCATCTTGTAATCGTTCAATAGCGATTCGTCGACCATCGAAAACAACCTATTGTAGTTATATTCACAATCTCGAAATACTCTACCATCTCCATCCCAGTTATTAACACAATCCGATAGGTTTGCATAAATCGCCTTATCTATGTCATCGCAGACAACGAAATGCTCCAATTCGTTTCTCACCAAACTTGGTCCATCTGACCAGTCTAATCTATTTCGTATTAATGCATCTCCCAGCAGCAGATACTTATCTCTGCTCAAAATAGTCTCTAAAATTTCGTTCTCATCAGCAGTTATCGGTAAGCCATATTTATTAGCAAGCACCGCAAGTTGTTTATTCCACTTCATCTTTTCTTCTTCTTGCTCAGCCGCTTCCAATTGCTTCTTCTTTTCTTCTGCGATTTGATCCTCCCAATCAACTACATCCTTCATCTTCACGTCGAATACATTTTGCACAAGATTCCACCTATCTTCCATAGGAATTACTGACTGAAGCATTTTGGCCCAATTAACAGGCATCGAATTCACTTTACGCGTCTTCTTATTAATTATTCTGGTATGACTGGATGCAATACCAGTTGAAATTATCAGCTTCAGCAAATTTTCGTATATCATCCTATTATTCCTTATGGCATCTTGATTGACGAATCTCAATGCCAACAACAGATGATAGGTGGCTTCTATTTCTTGCCGTGCCTTCTCTGGAGATTGATAGCTCTTTACATTCACCATAATATTTTCTATTGGATATTCTGTCACCGGCATCAGCTTACCTGTCATCAACATCCTTTGTTCGGCTAATTCCTTTTTGGCCTGAGCCAATTCCATCGCCAAATCATCTATCGCGGAATGTGCTCGCTTAACATTGTATTCATCCAAACTCATGTACGATTCTCCACCAAAGCTTCATAAATATCTATGTCCTGTACATTTTCCTCATCATATGCGTGTATTACTGTCATCATATTATACAACCTCATAAATACATGAATAGCAAATACAACAACACTACTACTGACATCATCCTCACAAATGCTTCTTTGGTCACTGGAAATCACCAAGATGTCATTTTCTACATATTCCACCAATTTAGATATCATTATTGGCTACTTTGTAGCCAATAGTTGCATTGTAGTCTCCCAAACCATCGCCAGTGGACTGTGCCACCTGGTCCGGAGTCATGCCAGCATCTGCCAGCCTCCTAGCGACTATTGCGTTGAAGCAGCCGGCCGCTAGCCACGCATCCGCCTGCTCCGCGGAAAATCCGCAATCCATCCACTCATATACTGTTTCCTTGATACCTGAGGATCCATATGCGAAATCCCCATATGATCTGATCACGTTTTCCATATTCGTCTTCGCCACTTCCAACGACCTTTTGCTTGTGACCATTTCTTTTCACCATATATACTATGGGGCGCATAGAATAAATACCTTTTGGTTTATCTACATTCACTCATCACTCACCATGCTTTAACAAAAATTCATTAGAAACCGCCTTGAAACTCAACCTACCCAATTCAGCATCAATACTTTCTGGAATCGACCTGAAAACCAACCCTTCCCGCAGTACCTCGCCATTAATCAACGATCTACCATCCGCCATCTTCAGCAAATCTTCTACGCCATGATTCAGTTCTATCCGTCCAACATGCGGTACCAAAAAATCTTCCCGTAGCCCAACCTCCTTCAGCATATCCACCATTGTCTCATATTCAACGTAACGCTGATTCTGCCTATCCCAGAAGTCAAAGATCCGATACTCGTAGCCTTTGATCTTGTATTTGTTGCCTTGTATTCCTTCTCCAAACAGTTCTCCCTGTATGGCAATATTTTCACCCAGTGCTTTTAATACTTCCTCGATACCATTTTCCAGCGCATACTTCCAATAAACATTAGCTTCATCCCTTGTGAGATCAACCGACCTCGAGCATACATGAAGCCCAGACTCCATATCCAAGTAATACGAAGCAGATGTACCATCTATTTTCTCTGTCACATCAAACATTTTTCCTCTGTTCCTCATCAAAACACCAGGTATATTTTGGACTCGCATCTCATCGGTTTTTGGTGCATCTTGCCTTGATATCTGGCATCGGATAAGTCCTCTCAGCTGAACCGGAATCGGCGGCTCATACTTCGTAATACCTAGAATCTCCGAAACATCCGTTCCCACTGGTAAATCTTCTGGCAAAATATCCATCGGAAAGCATATTCCCTGCGAAACAACTCCCCTAAGTTTGCAGGTCTTTATCCGAAA